GCCGATACCAAAGGACAACTTTGCGGCATTGGTAGCGCGCCAAAGGAAAGAGAACCCGGCGAAACTGGAATAATTCCATTGAGGATTACTCACCTCAAATCTCGCCTGAATGGTCGAATGAGTACCCTTGGGAACCTTAATACCAGCCAAATGGTAGGGAACTGTTTTGGTGACTGTCGAAGATCCTGACGCGGTAATGGCATCCGTTTTGAGGAAAGCATTAGAGGTCAGGATGCCCGTCACACCGGCCATGCCCGCGGCATACAGACGGTTGACCGCTGACATATCGGTTGGCGCCCCCACGGCAAGCGGAATGTTCACCCCTCCGTTGGCGTTAATAGCCCCCGCGGCGGTGATATTGCCGGCCAGCGTCATGTTGCCGGAGGCGTCCACTTGAGGCATGGCCGCCAGGGCGTTAGCCGCCGCCGTCGCGGAGTTGGCCGCGCTGGTGGCAGAGGTTGCGGCATTATCGGCAGCCGTGGCCGCGGCAGCGGCGGACTGGCCAGCCGTCTGCGCCGCAGCCTCGGCGGTCGCGGAAGATTGGCGCACATCCCGTCCCAGGCTATCCAGTTGCCGCGCGGTGGCCAGCTCCATCCCTCCCAGGGTGATGCCGTCGTCATAGTCCACTACTACGGTCATCAGCGGGGCCATCGTGCCGTTCACGGTGGGCGGGTTGGTCACCTCCGTCACCAGGCCGCGCCCAGGGACGGACGGAGTAAGCACGGCGTGCATGCCCAGCGCGTAGGGCGTCATCTCGGTCCCTTCGCATACCTGGATAATGATCTTGTCCCCGCGTTGCAACGTAACGCCCGGCGTAAATACCCACGTGGCCGTCTGGCCGCTGGAAAGGTTGGACACATAGGCGGAGGTGCCAATCAGGCTGTAAGCGCCGTCCGTCAGCCGCCAAATCCGCAGGCAATATTGATTAGCGGCCGGGGTTTCAAAAAAATACACGGTGGAAATGCTTCTCAGGCGGCAGCTGTCGGGCAGATGCCCCGCCAGAATCTCGTCTCCCCAAGTGAACGCGTAGCCTCCGACGATGGTCCAGGTGTCGGCGGCATCTCCACTGGACAAGGTGGATTGCCCGGTCACCGCTTCCAATTCCACGCCCGCATCCTTGAGCGCGGCCGGCAATTTATTTGCTACAGCCTCATTGACCAATTCCCCGCTTTCCACCTGTTCTTCCAGCGTTTCCACAAGCCGCGTTGCTTCATCCCGGGCCGCTTCGGCCTGTCGTACAAGTTCCTCGACCACAATGGACGGGTTTTCCACAATGGTTACGGAGCCGTCTTCCGTTTCGGGGATGGAGACATCAAGAGCGCCGGCCACGGCCGCGGCCTCATTCGTTCCATCCGGAGGCGTAACGCGGGACACTACATGCACGGATCCCTTCAACAAGGGGTATTCTTTTCCCGATGCGTCGGTCAGAAAAATATCATAAGCGCCGCATCCGGCGGCCAGCCTCGGCCATGTCACCAATGCCGTACTCGCCCCCGTAACGGCACAGTCCAGCATGATCACTCCATCCTGTACCACCGCGCCGCGGAGCGTCATGCCGCTGATGTCCATATCCTCACCGGATGGAGAAATAAAATGCAGCGCAAGAGACTGCGGCAGGGATTCCGTGGCGTGTACGTTGTAGTTGGCGGCTTGCCTCATGAAAATATGATGCGGCAATCCTCAAATCCGTAAATAGTCGGGGCTGGATATGTGTTTCAGATTTCGCAGGAGACAGGACCTTCCGTCCAGGAGTCATGATACCACCCTTCCGTGTCCGGAGGCGTGTACACATCCGTTTCCTCCGTCCAAATGCCACGGGAGGAACGGCCGGCCCAAATAGCCATGAAAATCACATCGGCCCGGTCCGGGGAATGCAAGCCCTTTCCCCGCATGTCTTCTTTGGACATGACGCGGAGGCGGCCCTTCTGGTCCCATTCCATCTGGCGTGTAGTCATCTGGCGGAATGTGACCGGGTCGAGTTCATCAATGCGGATCTTTCCGTTGACGATGTCGCGAGCCCCCAGTATCCACGCTTCGGAAATGGTGTTCAGGTAATGTTCCGGGTCTTCCCCGGGCAATCCTCCCCGGAACTCTTTAATACGGTAGCCGTCCCCTCCGCTTTCAACCGGTTCGGCCATTTGCTGGACGATAGGTAGCCCCAAACCGTCCGAGTCTCCCCATGCATTATGTGCCTCAATGCCGAGTTCCTTGAGACGGTTTGCCATCCGGCGCCGGGCCTGTACCGTGCTGGATTGTCTAAACGCCTGGTCCAGTCTGACAAGGGTTCCTTCCCGTACAGCAATGGCATTTTCGTCTCGGCCGGCTGCAAAATCCAAAGCGGCCCATTGTCCACCCGCCTTGAACGCCGGAGGATGGTCTATCGCATGTCTCAGTTGTTCCGGAGTAATGACCAGCATGTCTTCCCCTTCCGTCCATTCCGCAAGGTGCATGGAACGGTAGAGGGGATGTGATTCCCCGTATGTTTCCAGGTCTTCCGCGCGTTTTTCCGGGCGGATGTGGGGACACATGTATGACGTGACCCTGGTTCGCCGCCAGTTTTTGGCCTCGTCGTGAAAGCAGCGGTAATGCTTCCCCATGGCCGAACCAGGGGAGGAAAGGTACAAATACCGGGTGACGGTGCATCGGTCCGCCGCCTCAAAAATACCGTCCTGAACGCCTTTCGCTTCATCCACGATATAAAGGACAGGCGTTGCCGCCGTCGCGTGATACCCTTCCGCCTTCTGTTCATCATTGGTAGAAAATATAGAGGTAAAGCCTCCTTCCGGAGTCAAAATTTCCATCTGGTTCCATTTCCAACCCCGGAATGCCGGATGAGACTGGTAAGCACGGATTGCAGGCCAGAGCTGGGTTTTTAACTGCCGCCAGGAACCAGACGTAAGAACAACACGTCCGCGGGGAAAGCAATACAGCCACCATAGTACAACAGGACCTACCAGAGAAACAGTTTTGCCGGAACCGTTAGCCGCTACAACAGCCGTGCGCCGGTAATCGTTAATGTCCTCATAGGTGTTGATCTGCCAGTCGTAGGGGTCCAGCCCCAGCACGGCAACGGCGAATTCAGCCAGCCGTAAACGGCACCGGGATACTATGTCATCACACCGTTCCGCCATTCTCTTCTTCCGCCCTCTTTCTTCGGATGGCTTCAATTCTGTCCATGACGGACGCTATTCTGGCTTCGTCGCATTCCGTGATCATCTCTACAGGTCCCCCATTGGCTCCGGTGAGTTCCACGGACTTCCGTTCCCCGTAACGGGCATTTCTCTTCCCGGCCAGCCATTTACGGTATTCGGCTCTATTTTTGTCCATCTGCGCACAATCGGGGCTGCTTCCGTCAAGTATTTCCAGGCCCTTTTCCACCAAGGCATCCGCCGACATCTCGCACGCGCGCGCGTAGTTGTGTAAAAAGTCGTCATGCTCATTCATCCAGTTATAAACTGTCTTACGTTCCGGCATGTGCTCATCCCGTACAATCTGCATCAACATTTCGCCTTCGGCAATGCGTCTGCATATTTCATCCGCCAGGGCGTCCGTATATTTGGTCGGGCGGCCTGTTCTCTTCGGTGGAATGGTGGATTTTTTCTTCATTCTAAAAAGATTTTCCCTCTCATTTCCGGATGTTTTCGGAAATACAATTCCAGTTCAACTCCGTCAGCCAAAGTTGGTATAATACAAATGCCGGCTTTCATTTCTGCGACAATTAGTTCTTCTACCTTGCATTCTCCCTTTTCGCACAAATCAGCAAGTTGACTAATCAGTTCGTTAACTTCTAACTTTCCTGACTGATATTCCCGATATAACTCTAGTGCTTTTTTATTCATTTGAACAGTAAGGTTAAACTTCTTAAAAATGCCATACGCCAGTAATGTTTACCGTCTCTGGTATCATTCCAATATCGCAGAAACTCATTAGGAGACAAAGCCAGTTTTTGAAGGTGACGCGTAGGCATTTCTACCCCGTAAGGCATTCCATCGAGGGGTTCTCTCCCATAAATTTTTCCGGCATAATCATCCCTTTGTTCAAATGATGGGGCAAAATGATCGGAATACCCCTCCGATCCGCACGACAAACGCCCTCGCTTCTCGCCCTTGATCCTCTTCTGAAAATAATTACCAATCTTCTTATTTTTAACGTTCTCTCCATTAAAGTGCAGCCAGTGCACCAGCTCATGGAAATGATTATCCTTATCGAACTCTTCTCCACTGGAATAAAAAATAGTTCTGGTAATGGGGTTGTAACTTCCTCTGTTGCCAAAATTTGTATCCTTGTCCACAGATCTCATCGGCGGCAACGTTTCCAGAATCTCCGGATCCACCATCCGCATAAATTCATTCATGTTTTTACGGATAGTTTCCTTTGCCATGGGACGGAATTCACCGGAAATTCCATTTTCTACCTTTTCTTTGACCCAGTCCCGCTCCGGATGGCGGGTTTTCAAGGCATGTAAAAATGATTGCACCTGGTCTAATGTTGCCTCCCCGCGCGGACGCAACCCCGCTTTTTTCATCAAGCCCGCCATAGCAGAATCCTTTCTTTCAGGCTCAAACAAATCAAGCGTCATTTGCAACGGTGATATTTCTACCGGATTTTCCTGCTCCGCCTGCCGCTGCATGCGCTGGGCAAGCTCACGGGCCGGAATGGCAAGCCGTCCGTCTTTGTCCAGGGCATCCACTCCAAGACGCTTCTTGAGGCTTTCCCGGAGCCGGGCGGCAAGGGCCGGGTCTTTTATCTTTTGAACGGAGGCAGAGCGGTTCATGAGGCGTTCCGGCACCGTTGCCCCGAAACGGGACATGTCCACCGGACCGGGAGTCCAGTTGGGGCCAATCAGACCGTCCTGGATGCACTCGGCGCGGGAAACGGATTCAATGTCCATCCAAGAGTTGAAGCCGTAGAGCGGCCAGGGCAGCAGGAAGCCCCCAATGGCCGGAGAATTCATCTCAACGGCCCAAAATTGGAAGTCCGTCTTGAGGCGGACGGTGCCTTCATGCAGGACATGTAGCGGGCGGGGCATCCGGGCTCCCGGGTGCCGGACGAATCGCCATGCCGGGTAGGAGTAGAGCATTTCCGGGGTCATGCCGCTTTCCCAGCGGGCCTGGCCGTAACAGGAGCGGGTGTAGGTGTCAAAAATCAGAGACAGGCGGGAACGAGCGCCAATGTTGGTAATGCGGTTGTCTCCCGCATCCGCTGCCATTCCTTCCGCAGCCATAAAAGCGCGGGCCTTGGCTATGAAGTCGGCCTTGCCCTGCATCACGCCCACCGTTGTTGACGTGCCGTCCGGGAGAACAATTTCCTGCCTTTTCCCGGCCAGGAAGTCGTCAAGCATGTCGGCGAGGCGTTGCAGGAACTGCGCTTTTTCAACGTTCGCCGTAAAAATAGAATTCACTCGTTCCGCGGCGGGCAGCATAGCCCGTTCGCGTGTAGACATGGGACGAGCATCTATCTTTTTACGCCGGAATATATCAACGGGAGTTACCATTTTCGCTTTGAATTTCATTGTCGTCCCGAAACAAGGGCAAGTCATCCGTTTTTTCAGGATATGTAATTTCCGATTCTTCCGGGATTTCCCGGTCATAAATTCCAAGGCGTTTATTATAGCGGAGAAGAAGCAATGCCCGGCGCTGGGCTTCCATGTAATCGTGTGTTTCCAATCCGATACAAATTCTCATTCTTTTGCGCTTGGGTCCCAAATAAAGGGATATTCTCAAGGCATGAGATCCGCAGGGTTGAGTAATAATGTCCAGTTTTTTCATGATTTATTGACGGGGTAATTCTGTTCTTCCTCGTATTTTGTGAGTTCCGCGGTCCAGCGGAATTGAATACGCCCCAGCCGTCCGAAGCGGTTTTTGCCGATGATCCACTGCGCTTCCGTGGGGTCGTGCTTGTCGGGCTTGTACATGTAGGGGCGGTGGATCATGATGATCTGGTCGGCGTCCTGCTCAATGGAGCCGGAGTCGCGCAGGTCGGAAACGACCGGTTTGCCCTGGGCGTTCCCGGCTCTTTTTTCCACGTCGCGGTTGAGCTGGGCCAGCACCAGGACGGGAATATTGAGTTCCTTGGCCAGGGATTTGAGGCCGGCGGAGATTTCCGAGACTTCCCGTTCCCGGCTTCCCCGGGCCTGCTGGGTCGTGGAGCGCACCAGCTGCAGGTAGTCCACGCCGATGCATTTGACGCCGTGTTCCCGGACCATCCGGCGGCCCCGGGCTCTGATGCTGTCGATGGTGAGGGAGCTTTCGTCGTCGATGTGCAGCGGAGCGGCCGTGATTTTCCTGACGGCGGCCGTGAAATGCTGCTGCTGTCCGACCGTCATCGGCTTGCCGCGGCGGATGTCGTCGGAGTTGATGCCGGCCATGCCGTAGAGGACACGTTCCAGGAGCTGGGATTTCGGCATTTCCAGGCTGAACATGCCCACGGGAGTTCCCCCGAGGCAGATGTTGGTGAGGATGTTGACCAGGGCGGCGGTTTTCCCGACTCCGGGCCGGGCGGCAAGCACGATCATGGCGCCGGGCTGCAGGCCGTCCAGGGTCAGGTCCAGGCGGCGGTATCCGGAGGAGATTCCTTTGATGGCGCCGGGGTTGTTCATGCGCCATTGCAGGTTTTCAATGATGGTTCCCACGGCTCCGCGGATGGTTTCGGTTTGGCGGACGCCACACCGGTCCCGCAGGGCGGACATGCCGCGCTCGGCTTCATCAAGGGCTTCTTCCGCGCTTTTGAGCTGATCGCCGGCGGCTTCCGCCATCCGGGAGGCAAACGCGAGCAGCGCATGTTTTTTGGCAGCTTCCGTGACCATTTCCAGGGCGGCGGCGGTTTTGTACCGGGCAAGGGCTCCGTAGGTGGCCGTCTCCACGACTCCGGCGTGCCCTCCCACGGCGTCAAGCTGGCCCTGGGCTTCAAGGCGGGCGATGACGGTGAGGGCGTCCACGGTTCCTCCCGTGCCGGCGACGGTTTCCAGAGCGGTCCAGATTTGCTGGTGCGCCGGGAGGCTGAATGTCTGGCGGCTGATGCCCTTGTCCCGGAGGTCAGCAAAGGCCTGGGAGCCGTCCATTGCCTGAGAGAGCACCAGTTTTTCGGCGTCGATGAGTGTCTGAGAGTCGATCATGTTTTTTTGAAATTGTTGATTGTTAAAGTTCTTCAAGGTTGCTGTAAGGGTCTTTGTCTCCGTTCCCAGGGGGTGGCGGATGGTTGACGGCGTAGGAGGTGGCGAAGCTGATGGCGTCGGATTGCCATTTGGTCACGGGGATGCCGTTGCGGGTCCAGTTGACGGCATCCCGGCTTCCCCAGTAGGCTGTGGCGCAGTCCGGTATCTGGTCGGGGGTTAAACGCACACGCCCCGCAAAGGCCGCGGCCCGAAGATGGTCTTCGACTTCTTCCACGGTGCACGGAAGGGGGGTAGAGGGGGTATTATTCGTCTTCGTCTCCGACTCCGTCTTAGTGTGCATATGCTGCGCATCTGCTAAGCATGTGCTGCGCATATGTGCATCAGGCGCAGGGTATTTGCTTTTCTTGCTCCGTACCTGTTGCCGGAAGTTGGTCACTTCCAGATATTCTTTTCCCTCGATGGAGTACAGGACGACGAGCCGGGCTGCCTCACAGGATTTGAGGCAACGTTGAACGGAATCCTCCCTCATGGAGTCGAGTTTCAAGGGGTACAGGGCAGAGCGTAGAACAGACGAACGGGCGTCAAAACGTCCAAAGTCGTCTACAACGGAGAGCAAGCGGCGGAAAAATACCTCCGCTTCCCAGCTCAGAGAATTAACCGCTTCGCTGGTTAAAATCCCTTCTCTGATTATTCTATTTGGCATATCAAAAAAGTGTCAGTTGGGGGTTGTAGATTTCATAAAGACCAGGAAGACGGTCTTCCCGCGGCGGTGTCCGAACAAAGGTTCA